TGGCGCCCGCTGGCTCCGGCTGCGGGCAGTGGTCCTCGAGCGGGACGGGTGGGTGTGCCAGCTGTGCCGGCAACCGATCGACCCCCGGGCTCGGCCCGGCACCCCACGCGCCGGCACCGCCGACCACATCACCCCGATCGCCCGCGGTGGGGACTGGTGGGCGCTCGGCAATCTGCGGGCCGCCCACATCGGCTGCAACGCCGCCCGCGGCGCCGGACCACCCACCCCGCCGCGCCGGTACCCGCTGCCGCGCCGATGGTGACCGCCACGTGGCCGCCAGAGCCGCGAAACGGGGTGGGAATGATGTCCGGGTGCGGACAACCCGCGAACGAGGCTGTAACGGCACCTAGGCGGCTGGGAGCGGTGGAAACGCGAGCACGAGGCGTGGCCTGAGGACTCACTGTTCGCCGGCCTTCCTTTGGAGCGCTGAGACCTGTCGGGAGGGCCTCCCGCTGTGTGTGTGTCCCGAACGGCCGGAACCGGACCGATTACGCGTTACACGGCCGGATCGGGACGAGACTGGTGGCGATGGCCCGTAATCAGCCTCGGTTGTTCGAGCGGCGCCGCCGGGGCCGTCACCGGTTGGCGTTCGACCGGTTCGCCGCCCACGTCCGCGGCGAGCTCGGCTCGGACCCGGTGCTCGAGCACCAGTTGACCGAGCTGCGCGGCCTCGAGGACCGCAAAGACGAGATGGAGGCCGACGCCGAATCGTCGCCGCACACGTTCGCCACGATCTGCCGCACCGCGCACGACCTCCGGGCCGAGCTGATCGCCCGGCTCGCGACCGACCGTGGGGCGGATCTGTTCGCCGCCCTGTTCGCCGACGATGATCCCGCGCCAGTCGACCCCGCGCCGTGACCGGCCGACCACCGGCGGCCGTGTCGCCGCGTTCGCCCGCGCCCTGGGCCGCCCGCTGATGCCATGGCAGGTGCACGTGGCCGATGTCGCCGGCGAACAGGTCGACGGCGTCCACGCCTATTCGACGGTCGTGCTGTCGGTACCGCGCCGGGCCGGCAAGAGCCTGCTCGTGTTGGCCCGAATGTTCGCCACCGCCGCCGGCGGGCCGGCCCGGTTCGTGTGGTACACCGCCCAGGACGGCACCAACGTCACCAAGCTCTGGCGCCAGCAGTGGGCGCCGATGGTCCGCGACTCCCCGCTCGGCCCGGCCGTGCAGGCGAGGGCGTCGGAAGGCCGCGAATCCTTCGAGCTCGTCGCCCGCCGTTCGTTCGTGACCGCGTTCGCGCCGGTCCCCACCAGTTTGCATTCCCAGGCCGGTGATCTGATCGTGTTCGACGAGGCGTGGGCGTTCACTAGGGAACGGGGCCGCGACCTCGAGGTGGCCGCCGAACCGACGATGGCCACCCGCCCCGGCGCACAGATGTGGATCGTGTCGGCCGCCGGTGACATCACCTCCACCTGGTGGCAGCACTGGCTCGAGACCGGCGCCCTCGCCGCCGACGTCGACCTGGGCCACGGCATCGCCTTCTTCGACTACGGCGCCCGGCCCGGCGACGACCCCGCCGACCCGGCCACGTGGCGGACCGCCCACCCCGCCCTGTGCACCGAGCAGAACCCGGTCGGCACGATCGCCGAATCGTTTCTGGCGGGCCGGTTCGACCGGGACCCGGCGATGTTCGCCCGCGCCTACCTGAACATCCCCGACCGCACCGGCGCCGACACCGCCCCGATCGACGTCGCCACCTGGGAGGCCCTCACCGTCGACGCCCCCGAACCCGGGCGGGTGGCGGTCGGCGTCGATGTCGCCCCCGACCAGACCGCCGCCGCCGTCGTCGCCGCCCACCACCACCACGGCCTGGTCGTGCTCGAGGTTGTCGACCACCGGCCCGGCCACGACTGGGTACCGGGCCGGATCATCGACCTCTACGACCGCTGGGACGTCGCCGCCGTCGCCCTCGACGCGGCGGGCCAGTCGCCGGCCGCCGTGCTGCGCCGCCCGCTCGAGCAGGCCGGCATCCCGCTGCGCCCGCTGCAGCTCGCCGACGTCACCGCGGCGGCCGCCGACCTGGTCGCCGCCGTCCGCACCGGCGCGATCCGCCACGTCCCCCACCCGGGCCTGGACGCCGCGGTGGCGGGGTGCCGGCGCCGTCTGATCGGCGACGGTTCATGGGCGTGGGGGCGCCGCGACGCCGACGTCGACGTCTCCCCGCTCGTCGCCGCCACGTTCGCCCGCTGGGCCCACCCGGAGCTCCACGACCAGGCACCACCCGCCATCGCGTAACGCCTCCTGGACACGACCAGGTAGTTACCTGACGATGGCTGGTTGATGGCCGACTGGTGGCGCCGACTGTTCTACCCCGAACAGTTCTACGGCGACGACGACACCGTCGGCGAACTGCTCTCCCCGGGCGCCCGTCAACGGGTCGAACTGTTGACGACGCTCGAGACCGCCGACCCGTGGAACCTGCCGACGGCGGTCGCCGCCCGCGAGCTCGTCGCCGACACCGCCGCCATGATGCCCATGTTCGTGGAGGACTCCGCCGGCGTCCGGTTGGACCCGACACCGTCGGTGGTGGCCCGCCCCGACCCGGCCAAACCGTACCGGGACACGATCGAACGGATCGTCAACGGATTGACCCGCCACGGCCGGGCGTGGTTGCGGGTCGACGCCGTCGGCTCCAACGGGTGGCCGCTGGCGGTGGCGGTGGTCGCCGACCCCCGGGTCCACGCCACCGTCGACATCGACGGCCGGATCACCGACGTCACCATCGACGGTCATCCGGTCGACCGGCGCCGCATCGTGCACATCCCGATGGTCACCGACGACGACCCGCTCGGCGCCTCCCCGCTGCTCGAGGCCCGGTTCGTGCTCGAGCAGTTGGCCGCCGTCTACGCCTACAGCGCCGGCTACTACACGACCGGTCAGGTGCCGCCGTATGCGGTGATCCACCCCAACCGGCTCACCCGTGAACGGGCCGAAGCACTCTCCGATCAGTGGTTGTTGGCCCGGGCCGAACGGCGGCCACCGGTCCTGTCCGGCGGGATCGAGCTCGCCACCTACAGCCAGGCGTCCGCGGCGGACGCCCTGCTGATGGAAGCCCAGGAATATCTGGACGCCCTGATCGCCCGCCTGCTGCTCATCCCACCGTCACTGTTGAACGTCACCTCACAATCGTCGCTCACCTATTCGACGGTGCCGGCCGAGTTCCAACGCTGGCTGACGATCGGCCTGCAACCGATGTTCCTGTCCCGGATCGAGGCCGCCTTCACCGACATGTTGCCGCGGGGGCAGCGGGCCCGGTTCGACCCGTCCGAGCTCCTCGCGTTGAACGTCACCGCGGCCCAGGCCGCCCCGACCGCGATCGAATCCGAGGCCCTGACATGACCGACGTCCTGGTCCGGCATCGGGCGGCGTCGACGGTCGGGGCGGTCGACGGGCGGACGGTGACGGTGCAGTTGTGCCGGTGGAACGAACCGCGCACCGTCACCGACCCCGGCACCCCGCCCTATCTCGAACAGTTCGCCCCCGGCTCGCTGCAACTGGCCGAACGCGCCCAGGTGACCGACAAGCATCACGGCGACCTGATCGGCACGATCGTCCCCGGCTCACTCCGCGACGGGCCGGACGGTCCGACCGTCGATCTGCGGATCGTCGATTCGGTGATCGGTGACCACCACCTCGCCCTGATCCGTGAGCAGGCCGTCACTGACGTGTCGATGGAGTTCTCGCCGGTCGCCCACGACCTCGACGCCGCCGGCACCGTCACCCGCACCGCCGTCGTCGTCCGTGGGGTCGCGTTCGCGTTCACCCCCGCCCACACAGCCCCGATCCTCGCCGTACGAGAAACGGAGACCACCACCATGCCCACCGAAACCGATGCCCGCCCGGGGCCGCTCCCCGACGCCCCGGCCGAAGAGCCGAAGCCGAAGCCGAAGCCGGCGCCGAAGGCCGTCACCGTCGACGTGTTGGAGCGGTCGATCACCGACCTGCGCGACGACATGACCCGCGCCATGCTCGAGCAGCGGCCCGCCCCCGCCGCCGGTCATCCGGCGGTCGTGCACCGCTCGTTCGCCGACTACGCGGATGCCGTCTGGCACGACGCCTCCGATCCGGTGTTGCGCCGGGTGCTCGCCGATCAGATCACCACGAACAACCCGGGCGTGATCCCGCCGGCCTGGCTCTCGTCCGTGTTCGGGATCCTCGATTTCGGGCGGCCGACGATCACCGCGTTCGGGGTGTCCGGTCTCCCGGCGTCGGGGATGGAGCTCACGTGGCCGTACTTCGACGGTGACGTCATGACCCTCGTCGGTGAGCAGGTCGTGCAGAAGACGGCGGTCACGTCGGTACGGGTCGACCTGAAGAAGGGATCCGAGGCCATCCGGACGTTCGCCGGCGGCTCGGACATCAGCTACCAGTTGATCCGCCGCTCCGACCCCTCCTATCGGGACGCCTACCTGCGGATCATGATGATCGCCTACGCCGCGGTGACCAACGCCGCCGCCGCCGCCGACGCCGTCGCCGCCGCCACCGCCTCCGCGGCGACGTGGGATCCGGCCGCCGGCACCGCCGACGCGCTCGCCGAGGCACTGTTCACGGCGTCGGTCGAAGTCGAGTCGGCGACCGGGATGCCCGCCACGTTCGCGCTCGCCGCGTCGGACGTGTTCATCGCCGCCGGCACCGCGGCGGTCGTGAACGCCGCCAATTACGGCGTCCAGAACGTGCCCGGCACCGCGTCGGCGTCGACGCTGGCGGTGAGCTTCGCCGGGCTCACCCTCGTGCATGACGGTTCGCTGCCGGCCGGCACGCTGCTCGTGTCGAACGGGGCGACCGCCGAATGGTACGAGGACGGCCCGTTCACCGTCACCGCCGAAGACGTCGAGAAGCTCGGCCAGAACGTGGCCGTCTGGGGGATGGGCGCGTTCGCGGTGCCGTTGCCGGCCGGGATCGTGTCGATCGGTGACGGCATCCCGTGATCCCGTGGTGGGATCCGGCGGTGACGCTCGCCAACGTGCTCGCCACGTTGCGGCTCGGCGCGACGTCGATCGACGTCGACGCGGTCACCGACCTGATCCCCGCCGCCGGCCAGGCCATCACCGACTACATCGACCCCGTCACGGTGATCGCCGGCCCGCCCCCCGACCCGGCGCTACAGGCCGTGTTGGAGGCGGTCACGATCGACATGTACCACCGCGCCCAGACGGCGGCGACGATCGGTGGCGGCGTGTCCACCCTCCGCCCGGCGGAGGGGCCGTTCGACCCGTTGGCAGGTGTGCTCGCCGAACTGGCCCCGTGGGCCGAACAGTGGGGTATCGCGTGAACCCGCTCGCCACCATCCGGCTCGAGCTCGCCGCCGCGTTGGAACCGGTGTTGCCGGGGCGGGTGCACCCGTTCCCGCCGACCACCCGCCGCTGGTCGACGCCGCTCGTGTTCGTCGATGACGTCGCCTTGACCCGTGACCCGGCCGCCGGTTGGGTCGCCTCGTTCCCGGTGTGGCTGGCGGTGGACGGCACCGTGGAGTCGGCGGTCGCCGTCCTCGACGACTTGAAGTGGAACACGGTCGCCGCGCTACGACCCTTGTGCGTGTCGGTGAACGTCACCCCGCAGACGGTCGCCGGCCTGCGGGCCGCGGTGGTCGACGCGGCGGTGACCGTCGACGTCGAATCCCTCTGTGCACCGGATCCGCCGACCGCCGTCCAGATCCCACCCGCCCCCGCCACCCTCGCCGGCTAAAGGAGACAAACCATGCCCGCAGACTTCACCCCGTTCGGACCCGGCACCCTCATCCTGGGGGAGATCGGCACCGAGATCGACATCTCCTGTCAGATCGAATCCGCCCGGATCGAATGGGAAGAGGACACCGACGACGACGTCACCACCCTCTGCGGTGACGTCGTCCCCGGCGCCACCACCTATTCGGCGAACCTGACCGGAACCCTGTTCCTCGACCTGAACGACGCCACCGGCGCCCTGTTCACGTCCTGGTCCCAGAAAGGCCAACCCATCTCGTTCACGTTCGTCCCGAACACCGCGGCGGGGGTGACCGCCGAAGGCACGCTGATCTGGTCGCCGCTGCCGTTCGGTGGCGATGAACCGAAGGCGAACATGACCGCCGACTTCACGTGGCGTTGCGTCGGCGAACCGACCCTCACCGCCGGCGGCGCCCTGTTCGCCGCCGCCGGCGCCGACTTCGGCGACGGGGAGTGAACGTCACCGTCAAGGGCGCGGACCGTTTCCAGCGGACCGCCGGCCGCGCCGCCCGCGACCTGCGCGACCTGACCGGTGTGCACCGCCGTGTCGCCGACCGGGTGCGGGCCGCGGCGGATCCGCCGCGCCGTACCGGCGCCCTCGCCGCCTCCCTCGTCGCGTCTGCCACCGCCACCGAAGCGACCGTCTCGTCGTCGCTGGTGTATGCGCCGGTGATCGAGCACGGCTGGGCCGGTCACGGGATCGAACCGGCCCGGTTCCTGACCCGCGCCCTCGAACAGACCCGCACCGGCACCCTCGACCTGTACGCGGCCGAGGCGAACCGGGCCGTCGCCTCGATCAAGGGGACGTGATGGGTGCCCCGCGGTTGCCGACCCCGACGATCCGGGTGTGGATGGACGACGGCGCCTACCACGAATCCCAAGTCCTGAACGCCGACCTCGTCGCCTGGGACCGCACCCGCGCCAAGCACCGGTGGCCGATGCCCGCCGATGCGCCGATGCTGTGGCTGACGTTCCTCGCCTGGCACAACCTGACCAAGACCCGCCACCTGATGCCGGCGATGACGCTCGCCGAGTTCGAGGAACACTGCGAAGCGGTCGCCTCCGGCGACGACGACGACGAAGGCGAGGTCGACGCCCCCGGCGTGGGGGACCCTACCCTGACGGATCCCGGGCCCGACTGATCGTGTCGATCGCCGTCGCCACCTCGACCGCTCCCGCCGACTGGTGGGACGAGGACGACGCCACGATCGCGACCGCCCTCGAGCTGCTGTCACGCGAGGGCTGACCGTGGCGACGTCGACCGCGACGCTCGCCGTCAAGATCACCGGCGACGCCGGCGACGCCGCCCGCGCCCTCGACCGCACCGCCCAGTCGGCGGGCCGGTTCCGGGCCGGGATCGACAAGGCCGCCCGGTTCGCGGCGGTCGGCGCCGTCGGTCTCGCCGCGTTCGGCAAAGTCGCGTTCGACGCCGCCTCTTCCGCCCAGCAGGCGGCCGGCGCCGTCGACGCCGTGTTCGGTGACGCCGCGACCACGATCCACGCGTTCGCCAAAGAATCCGCCGACAGTGTCGGACTGGCCGCGTCGGACTACGAACAGTTGGCGGCCGTGTTCGGCGCCCAGTTGAAGAACATGGGTACCGCGGCGGGGGATCTGGCGCCGCTCACCGACGACCTGATCGCCACCGGCGCCGATCTCGCCGCCCAGTACGGCGGCTCCACCTCCGACGCCGTCGCCGCCCTGTCGTCACTGTTGAAGGGTGAGACCGACCCGATCGAGAAGTACGGGATCGCGATCAAACAGGCCGACATCGAAGCCCAGAAGGCGGCGATGGGTCTCGAGGACCTGACCGGCGAGGCGGAGAAGAATGCCAACCTGCAGGCCACGCTCGCCCTGTTGACCGAACAGACCGCCGACGCCACCGGCGCGTTCGCCCGCGAAGCCGACACCGCGGCGGGCCAACAAGCGCGCGCTGCAGCGGCGGCGAAGAACGCCGCCGCCAACATCGGCACCGCCCTGCTCCCGGTCGTGTCCAAGGCCGCCCAACTGTTCGCCTCACTGTCGAAGGTGGTGCAGGACAACACCGGCCTGTTCCAAGCCTTGCTGGTCGTGCTCGGCGCCGTCGCCGCCGTCATCCTCACCGTCAAAGGCGCGATGCTCGTCTACCAGGAAGCGATGACCATCGTCGCCGCGGCGACGAAAGCGTGGACGGCCGTGCAGTGGCTGATCAACGCGGCGATGACCGCCAACCCGATCGGACTCATCATCGTCGGGATCGGCGCCCTGATCGCCGCCATCGTGCTGATGATCAAGCATTGGGACAAGGTCAAGGCCGTGTTGCTCGGCCTGTGGAACTGGGTGAAGAAGAACTGGGACAAGCTGCTGATCCTGTTGGGCGGCCCGATCGGTGCGGCGGCGGTCGTGATCATCAAGAATTTCGACAAGATCAAAGCCGCCGCGTTGCGGGTGCGTGACGTGGCGGTCGCCGCGTTCAACTACATCCGGTCGTTCGTCGTCGGCGTGTTCAACACGATCCGGTCGGTGGCGGCCGCCGTCTGGGGTGCGGTGGCCGCCGCCGTGCAGGCGGTGGTCGCCCCGGTCCGTACCCTGATCGGCTGGGTCCGTTCCACCCTGGCGGCCGCGTTCCGGGCGGTCCGCACCGTCGCCACCACCGCCCTGCGCGCGATCATCGCCCCGATCGACGCGGTCGCCGCCGTCGCCCGTACCCTCGCCTCCACCCTCACCGGGGTCCTCGCCGCCGCGTTCCGGACCGCCCAATCCGCCGGCACGACGGCGTTCAACGCGATCATCGGCCCGATCGAATGGCTGATCGACAAGATCGAGGACCTGATCGGCTGGATCGGCCGCATCAAGTTCCCTGACGTCCCCGGCTGGCTTGAGACCGCCGGCGGTTGGATCGACAGAGTCACCCCCGGATCGGCCGCCGCTACACCGGTCGGCGTGTCGGCGCGTGCCGTCGCCCCGGGGGTGGCGGCGGTGCGCGGCCCGGCCCCGACCGTGCAGATCACCGTCAACGGCGCATTGGACCCTGATGCGGTGGCCCGCCAGATCGAGCGGATCTTGACGACCCGCACCCGCCGTGTCGGTGGCGTCACCCGTGCCCGCACCGCCGGAGTCCTCTGATGGCGGCGGTCGACTGCACCCTGTACGTGGACGGGGTGCGGGTCGCCGACACCTCCGCCGCCCTCCAGGCGGGGGATCCGACGGTGCTCGCCGAGCTCGACGTGACGTGGGGGCGGGCGACGACCGTCGACCAGCCGCAGGCGGCGACGTGCCGGTTCGTGCTCGAGGACCCGGCCGGCGGCGCCGGATTCGGTGATCTGATCGAAGTGGGGGCGCCGGTGACGGTGCGGGCGCGGGGCGACATCTCCACCGGTGACCCCGTCGACGTCGCCGTGGACGGCGGGTTCGAGACCCTCCCGCCGGGCCCGGTGACGGATCGGGTGCACACATCGGCGGCGGCGGCGACGGTGGAGGCCGGCGGCTACAGCGGTGTCCAGCACATCGACACGACCGGCACGATCGCCGGCGCCTCGGTGGCGGTGCCACCTGACGCGTTCGATCCGTCGCCGACGGCGTGGGATCTGATCCCCCGGTTCGCGGCCGGCCAGACCTGGACGTGGAGCCTCGCGGTCCGGCCGGGCTACGGGGTGACGGTGCGGGTGCAGGCGGTCGGATTCGCCGGTCCGACGGTGCGGGTGCCGGTCGGCCCGGTCGCCGCCCCGATCGCCGTCGGGCCCGGCGACGGCTCGTGGACGGTGACCGGGGCGACCCTCCTGTCGGATCGTGCCGACACCGTCTGGTTGGGCGTGCAGGTCACGATCCTGTCGGTGTGGACGTGGGTCGAGACGCCCGGCACCTGGGCGGAGCGGCCCGGCACCTGGGCCGCCCACGGCTACACCGTCGACGTCGACGCCCTCACCCTCGACGCGCCGCCGACCGGGCTCACCCGTGACGTGCTCGTGTTCTCCGGGCGGGTCACCGACCTGTCCGCGTCGACGCCGACGCCGGGCGGCTACCAGGTCGAGGTGATCGCCGTCGACCAGCTCGCCGAACTGGCGAACCGGGAGGTGGGTGACGTCCCCTGGACCGCCGAAACGTTCACCGCCCGTGTCTCCCGGATCCTGACCGCCGCCGCCCTGGACGTCGACGTGATCGTGGACGCCGGCCCGATCGGTGGCCTGACCGTGTCGAAGCGTGACGTCGATTCGCAACCCGCCGCGAACCTGTTGTCGGAGATGGCGGCCGGCGTCGATGCTGTCATGTGGACCGCCGTCCACGAGACGTTGGGCGGCTACCTGTGGTTCGAGGATCCGGCCACCCGCGCCATCCTCTCCACGCTCACCGAAGTCGGTGGGGTGGTGGTGATCGTGCCGGCCGCCCCGAACCGGGCCCCCGGCCGGTCCGTCATCGACGCCTGCCAGATCCCCGCCGGCGACGTCACCTGGATCCGTGACGTCGCCGACGTCATCACCCGTGTGGACGCCACCTGGCTCGACCAGACCACCACCCCCCCGACCGAACGCAACACCCGTGTCGAAGACACCGCCGGCATCGACCTGTTCGGGGTGCGCCGCTACAGCCTCACCACCCCGTTGACCACCGCCGTCGACGCCGACGACACCGCCGCCCGGGTCCTCGCCCGCTCGAGACAGCTGGACTGGCGCGCCGAAGGCGTCGTGTGGGACGTCGCCATGTTCCCGCCCGCCCCCGGCGACCCCACCGCCGCCGTGCTGGACCTGCTCGACGGCACCGTCCGCATCGGCCGCGGCATCATCATCGACGGCGCCGACACCTGGCCCGGCATCCCCGCCGCGGCGACCGCCACCGGCTACCTCGACGGCGGCCGCTACCTCCACGGGCCCGCCGGCTGGGAGCTCGGCCTGTACACGACCCCGGCCGGCGGGCTCGGCCGCTCCGGACCGTGGACGTCCCTCGACCCGACGTGGACGTGGCTGATGATGGACCCCGACATCGCCTGGTCCGACCTCTACGGCGTGACCGGCCCGAACGTCATCGTGAAAGGACCCTGATGCCCGCCACCACCCCCGGAGGACTCCCCTACCCGCTGCCGTCGGATCCGATCGCCGACGGCGCAACCCAGATCCAGGCGCTCGCCGAAGCGGTCGAAGCCGACACGAACACCCTCGCGACGTCGGTGACCTCGCTCACCGGGATGCTGCGCTTTCAACCCCAGGACTTTCTGACCAATGGCCAGTTCCCGTCGACCGTCCGGTTCCCGCCCAACTCGTTCACCGTCTTCCAGGTCACCAGCACGACCGGCGGCTACCCGCGCACCGGCACCGTGTTCGCGATCGCCCCGACCGGGTCCCAGGTCGTCGAACTGCTGATCCCCACGAACATGTCCGGGTCCACGATCGGGCCGTGCTGGCGGGCCGGGAACTCGACCGCCCAGACCTGGGAACCGTGGCGCAAGCTCGCCGACGACTCGACCCCCTGATCGGAGCCCCATGATGGAACACGTCTCGTTGAACACGGTCGCCAACCTGGTGACCGCCGTCTGCGCCGTCCTCATCACGATCAAGATCTGGTGACGATGATCGGCGACGACGACCCCGAAGACGGCTACGACGCCACCGACCCGCTCCCCGCCCGCCTCGTCGTGCTCGAGCGGACCGTCGAATCCGTGCTCGCCCGGCCCGGCGAACCCCGCGCCCCGTTGCGCCGCCAGAACGCCCACCGACTGCTCGACGTCGTCGACGCCGAGCTCCACGACCTCCACGAACTGATCGTGGAACTGCGCGAAAGGTTGGGGTGATGGGGTCGCGGTATCTGACCGACCTCGCCGCAACCTTTCGCAGTTCCACGATCAGTTCGTGGAGGTCGTGGAGCTCGG